CGCTGCCCGCCCGGCCCAGGCCCGCCCCGAGCTCGCGGGTGCGCTGCGCGGCCTGGCTGCTCTGCCCGGAGAGCATCGCGAGCGCATCGGAGATGCCGCGAGTGCGCGATTGCGACATGTCGAAACGTTGCGCTGGCAAGCTCGCGTTGTAGGCGTTGGACCGCTCCCGGGCCGCCGCGTTGAAGCGCTCCACCTCGTCCCGGGCCGCCGCTGACCGCGCCCGCTCCTCGTAGTCCTGGCCGCGCATCTGGCCGGCGAGGGAGCCAGTGTCCCGCACCGCCTGGAGGCGCTGGCGCATCGCCTGGGCGTTCAGGTCCAGCGCCCCCTGGGAGGCCCGCTGGGTCGCGTCCTGTCCGGCCTGTTGCTGGAGGGCGTAGGAGATGCCGGACCCCTGCATCCCCCGCGCGGCGAGCTGGTCCCTGATGCCGGCCTGGTTGGCGCGGGCGATGCGAGAGGACTCGTTCCCCAGCCGGGCCATCTCCGCCCTGTCCGCCGCGGTGATGCCGTCGTCGGTGACGTCCGCCAGCATCGCCAGCGCGAGCCGCTGCGCGGCCACGAGCTCGGGGTCAGCGGAGATGTCCCCCGCGGCGCTGCGCCCCAGCTGCTGGGGGTTGAGGCGCTCCAGCTCCGGCACCCCCATCGACTCCGACTCGTCCAGGAGCCGCAGGAGGTAGGCGCGGGCCGCCTCCTCGTCCTTGCCGGAGAGGATGGCGCCTGCACCAGAGCCCGCCAGCTGCAAGAGAGGCCCGAGGGCCGCAAGCCACTCCATCACGACACCGCCTTTCGGTGCTTCCAGGTGCTCCGGGGGCCCCAGCGCTCGCGCTCCGCCAGCCGGACCTCCCACCACTTCTCGAAGTCCCCCGGCGACATCTTCCGGAGGGCCTCGAACTCCTCCGGGGTGAGCTCGTCGTAGACATCCTTGGGCAGCGTGCGCACCTGGTCGTCACCGTCCGCGCCGTTGATGATGGCACCCAACGGCGTCTTCCTGCTCTGCCCCTGGAACTCCTCGTAGGTGGGCTTGGTCGCCTTCGGCGCAGGCGCGCGACTCCCCTCCGCTGCCCTCGCGTCGAGCGCCTTCTGTGTGCCCAGGTAGTCGCCCAGCGCGGTGTCGTAGAGCTTGGCGTCCTCCTCGGTCTTGATGCCCGCCGCCTTGGCTCGCGCCTCCGCGTCCGCCTGCGTCGCCTGGGTGTCCTCCACCAGCGAGCCGTAGCGCTTGGCGAGCTCGCGGAACTCATCGCCCCCCGCCGCCCCCAGGAGGGCCCCCGTCCAGCGGCCCTTGACGCTCGTCCCTGCCGGGTTCACCCCGTAGCCCCCGAGGTTTCCCAGCCAGTCGGCGAGCGTGCCCTGGAGCGCGGCACTGTCGCCCCCGAGGCCTTCGGCGAAGCTCTGGGCCTTGGTGGCGCCCTCGAGGAGACTCCCGTAGTCGGCGAGCCCATCCGGCCCGGTGTACTTCTGCTGGGAGCGAGCCAGGGCCTCCGTCTGGGTGATGGCCCCCGCGGGCAGCCCGCTCCCGCTCTTCTGGGGTGAGCCGGCGAGGCCCTGCTTGACGCTGGCGGTGCCGTCCGCGTTGTAGCGGGTGGTGGTGGGCTGGCTCGTGGGAATGTACTCCCCGTTGTAGCCAGCCCCGCTCCCCGCGAGGAGGTCCCGGTTGAACGTCCCCGCCGCGGCCTGGACGTCGCCCTTGGCCTTGCGAGCTCGCCGCTGCGCCTCCGCCGCCAGCCGCTTCGCCTGGGCGCCGGCCTTGTCCTGGTTGAGGCCGTAGAGGTAGCCGAAGTTGATGTGCTGCGAGCCAGCCACAGGAGGCGCATCGCTCCCCACTGGAGCCGGACCCGGAGGAAGCACCGTCTCATCTACGTCCGGGTCAGCTGGCGGCGGGGTGAGCGTCGCCCCCGTGGGAGACGCCTGCGTCCCCTGCGAGCCCTGCATGCCCGCCATCCACTGCTCAATCTGGGTGGTGAGCGGGTCCGCCGCGGTGGTGCCCGTCCCCACCGGGCGAGGTCTGGGCGTGGAGGGCGGTAGCCGGTGAATCGGTGGCTCGACCTCTGGCGTCTCGATGTCTTCGCGGCGCTTCTTCATTGGGTCACTCCACCGAAAACATGAACTTCGTGGCTGCGGTGCACGCCGCGTTGACGGTCAGCGTGAAGGAGCCAGCCGCCGGAACGACCTTGTAGAGGGTGCAGGTTGCATCGAGGTCCATCGGCGTCACCATCACCTGCGAGGCCGCCGCGACGTAGGAGTTGGTCACCACCACCGAGGTCGCCGCAATCGCAACGGCGAAGCGGCCGTTAGGCTTGTTGATGGTGGTCGCGCCGGGACTTCCGCTGTTGTCGGTGGAGTCCTTCCCGAGGACCTGGAGTTCGCGCCAGGCGCTGCGCGTGTAGACCCGGAACGACTCGTTCCCGCTGTAGACGTAGAAGTCACCATTCACGGCCACGCTCGGGTCGGTGTCCTGCGTGGCGAACCGGCCCACCGCGGAGACGGGCGAGCTCTGGTCCGCGATGGCGTAGAAGGCGTAGCCGGTGCCGTTGGTCGAATCCATGTTGATGGCCTTGCCGGTGCTCCCGGTGTCGACGGAGACGGAGAGGCCATCGCCATTCGCGCTCCCGACGAACTCCCCGCCTCGCCCTCCGCTGCTCCCGCCCACGCCGCGCACGCCCGCGGAGACGTTGGTGCCGGTGCCCACCACCCCGATGCCGGAGGTGGCGCCTCCCGTGAAGTTGCCGCCGATGCCGGTGGCTCCGCCGATGCCTCGCACGCCAGAGCCCGAGCCGCCGCCCTGCCCGTGGGTGCCGGTGCCGGAGGTGCTCGCGCCCGTCCCGAAGACGCCCACGCCCGAGGTCCCGCCGCCCGTGCCGTCCACGCCGCGGCCGTTCGTTCCGCCGCCGGTCGCGAGCACGCCCGCGCTGGCAGAGCCGGAGGAGGCGGTGGCCACGATGCCCTGGCCCGAGGTGGAACCCGCCGCACAGGAGCAGCCTGGGCCCGAGGCGCCTCCCACCCCGCGCACGCCCACGCTGGAGCCGTTGCCGGTGCCTCGGAGGCCGATGGTGCCCGAGCCGCCCGCGGCGATGTCGACCCCGATGCCGGCACCGGCGGACGTGATGACCAGGCCGTTGGTCGCGCTGACAGCGGTGCCCGCGATGGTGAGTGTGTCTCCAGACGCATCACCCAGCGTCGCGTTGCCGTTGCAAGCGAGCGTGGAGTTGGTGGCGATCGCCCCCACGACGTTGAGGGCACCAGCGACAGTGACCCCAGCGTCCACCCCCAGCGAGCCGTTGATGTACGCGTTGCCCGAGGTGAAGCCGTTTCCGGAGAGCGCGCCCGTGAACGTCCCGGTCACTCCCGTGATGGTGGAGCTGGAGGAGATCGCCCCGGTCACATCCAGCGCGACGCTCGGAGTGGCGTCGTTCACTCCAATGCGGTTGTTGGCCGCGTCGACGTAGAGGACGTCGGTGTCCCAAGCCAGGTTCCCGTTGCTGGTCCATTCGCCGTGGACGTTCCCGTTGTTGACGAATCTGAAGTCCTTCGAGGCCGCGGTGAAGAGGTACGCCCGCGAGGTGTAGGGCGAGGACGTGGCGCTGTTGCCGTGTCCGAAGCTCATCGCGGTGGCGTCGGACGAGTCGGCGAAGAAGATGGTGGAGAAGGCGCTCGTGCTCGAGGATCGCACCTTCATCGCGGAGCCGCTCGTTGAGTTGAGGACGTCGAAGGCGACCGCGGGCGAGACGGTGCCCACGCCGACGCGGTTGTTGGCTGCGTCGACCGCGAAAGTGGGCGTATCCCAAACGAGGTTCCCGGTGGAGCCCGCCCAGGTCCCATGGACGTTGTTGGCGTTGATCCACTTGAACGTTTCGCTCGCGCTGGTGAAGAGATAGGGCGACGAGGTGTAAGGCGAGGCGGTGGAGGCTCCGCCGTAGCCGAACGACATTTTGGTGACGTCGCTCGAGTTGTTGAAGCGGATGGTGTTGAAGCCGGTGGCCGAGGACGAGTGCAGGGAGAGGATGCCGTCCTGCCCGGCCGCGACGCTCGTCACCTGGAGCGGGAAGTTGGTGGCGGTGTGGAGGATGACCACGCCCGCGTCGACTCCAAGCGTCCCGTTGTGCCAGGACGGGCCGGTGATGAGGCTCCCGGTGATGACGCCATTCCCCTGCACGCCCGTGTTGCCGATGACGGTCAGGCCTGCGTCGATCGCGACCGCGCCGTTGAACCAGGCAGACCCAGCCCGCAGGCTCCCGCTGGTGGTGAGGCTGCGCGCGAAGAGGCCTGCGTCGATGCTGACGGCCGCGCCGTGGTGGAGCCCACCGTCGACCTGGACCCACTGCCCGCCGCCGCCGCCCGTCATCGTCAGGAGCGAGCCCGTGCGCGAGCACGTGGCGTTGTAGCAGTCGATTCCCTGCGCGATGCCGGCGTCCGCGCCCGTCTGGAAGACGCGGAAGTCCGCGCGAGCGACGAAGCCGCAGAAGCCGGCCCAGATGACGAGGGCGAAGGCCAGCACCGGCCAGAAGGCCCACTTGCGATGCGTCTCAGGGGGCGGCGGAGGGATGGCTCTCATGCCTGCACCGCGAAGGTGAGCACGTACTTGTGATTGGAGATGAGGCCGGAGATGTGGCGGATGGCCACCCGCTTCCCGTCCGCCGCGGGGTCCCAGGTCGGTTGGACCGCGGAGACGTTCACGTTGGCTGCGTTGGTGAGGTCCGTGGTGTGTGAGACGCGGACCTCACGCGGGGGCACCGGCAGGTCGTGCTGGAGGTAGAGCGGGAAGGCGTCCTCGATGTTCTCCGGGGCGTGGAATGCCAGGTCGACGTAGCGGCACAGCGCCGTGCCGGCGTTGCGCCCTACCGCCACGCTGCTGGCGGGCTCCTTGTCGGTGGCGATGTCGGTGAGAATCTGGTTCAGGGTCGAAACCAGGCGCCCGAACCACGGCGGAGCGCCCGGGAAGTCCCCCACCGAGAGGCGACGGAGGCGGCTCATGTGCGCGGCTCCTTCTCCGTGGTGGCCTCGAACTTGGCCTCCAGCCCCTGGAGCTTCCAGCGGGCGCGGGCCTCGCGGATGGCGAACGTCACATCGAAGTACGCGGCCCGCCCGTGCTCGAGAGGGATGAGCGCTTGCTCGTTGCGAGGTCCGAGGGAGCCGGTGAAGGCGAGGGTGTAGCCGGAGCGGGAGAAGCTCTTGGCGATCGCCCCCGTCGTCACTTGCTCGGTGGCGACGGTCAGCGTGGCCAGGCGGAAGGCGAGGTGTCGGAAGAACACCTTGAGATGCTGGAGGTGCTTGAGCTGCGCGGGCGCGTCCATGTGCAGGCTCTGCCAGCGGACCTCGCAGCTGATGGCGACGTGGAGGGTGGCAGAACCGGTGGTGAAGCCGCTCAGGCTTTGCAGCGTGATGGTGGTGGAGGTGGTGGCGGTGACGATGCTCGATGCGCTGCCCTGGACAACGACGTCGCCGATGACGGCGGAGTGCCCGACCGAGACCAGGGCGGTGCTGGTGATGGAGGAGATGGTGAAGGCCGTCTCCGCGTCGGAGTAGTCGGTCGCGGCAAACGACTTCTTCTCGACGAAGAGGCGGTTGTAGGTGGGCTCGACCATGTAGAGCAGGTCGGTCGCAGGGTTCACCCCGCCCGCGAGGCGAGTGATGGGCCATCGGGTCCAGGCTCCGGTGAGCACGCAGAAGACGAACCACTGCGTGCAGGCGGTGTCTCCGGCGGCGGAGGGGAGCCCGAGGAAGTAGGAGCGCTCGCTCTCGTAGGCGAAGCCGTAGCCGAGGGTCTTCACGTAGGACAGCGTGGTCGAGCCGTAGAGGCTGGTGATGTCGAGCTCGATGGGCAGGCCGACGAAGGAGAAGCCGGCCTCAGAGATGGCCACCACGCCCTGGGTGGTGAGGACGTAGAGCCGGTCCTGGAGCACCGCCGCGCTGTCTGGGGCGAGCGTCTCCAGCGCTCCGCCCACCCGGAAGCAGCTGCCACCGGGCAGAGGGCCGGTGATGGCCCAGACGCTGCGCTGCTTCAGCACCATCAGCTTGTCGCCAAGCGGGATGATGCGAAGGATGGCGTCGCCCTCCTCGCCCACGTCGATGAAGTTGGCCGCCGGCACGGCGTCCGGCTGCCCCCGCTTGCTGTGCATCACCCGGTTGGGGCGGGCGTAGCCGTAGGAGCGGACGTCGCCCTCGCTCGTGGGCAGCACCGGGTTGAAGGCCGCACCATGGGCTGAAATCCAGACGGTGATGTAACTGGAGGCGTTGGGTTGCTCGTGGGTGATGCGAATGACGCCCGGCTGAGTGTCGAAGCCGGAGAGGTATTCGGCGCGGATGAGGGTGTTCCCGACGTTGGCGACGATGCCGGAGACGATGGACTGCGCGGTGCGCTCCACGTCGGTGAAGGGGTCTCCGGTGTTCCAGACGGTGAAGTGGGTTCCGGCGGTGAGGTCGATGGCGGTGCCGCCGTCCGGCCTCAGGTGGAGGATGTCTCCGGTGGTGATGCCCGCGCTTCCGCCCACCGCGAGGAGACTCAGCGTGAGCGAGCTGCGCTCTTCGACGTTGCCGAACCAGAGGCAGTCATCGAAGGAGGCGAGGTCATCGCAGAGGGGCGGCTCGTTGTTGGCGCCCAGCTCCCCCTCCTGCGAGGGAGAGAAGTAGGCGGGGTCTCCGATGAAGTCGTCCGGGCAGACGTCGGCGAACTGCACATAGCCCGCAGTGATGTGACTCGAGGTGAGGAGCGTCTCGTAGACCAGGCCCAACTCGTCGGAGGGCGGGTCCGCCGCGGTGGCGCTCTGCTTCGAGCGGTAGACGCGGAGGATGTCTCCCGCCGCGGCCTCGCTGTCGACGTAGACGGTGAGGCGGACGTAGGCGGTGCCGATGCTGAAGGCGTGCTCCACCGTCGACGTGGTGGCGCTGCCTGCTTCCGTGTACGTGAAGGTCGTGGAGGTGACGCTGGTGATGGTCTTGTTACCGGCGGCGAAGTCGGCCTCCCCGGGAGAGAGCACCACCACCTGGCCCGCCATGAACCCGTGCGCGGCGCTGGTGGTCGCGGTGACGGTGGTGCCGGTGCGCGAGAGGCTCCCGATGGCCACCGTCGCGGAGGCCGGGTTGGTGAGGATGAGCCGGGAGGCGGGTGGGCCGACAATCTCCTTGTTCGCAGGGTCACGCCGCGCCCGGAGCGCGGAGTAGGCCACCGCGCGATTCACCGCGAAGAAGCCGTTGGAGGCAGCGATGACGAGGCTGTTCTCCCAGTCGACCGTAAGGGGTCCCACGCCCGCAACCTGAAGCGCAGTGGACGTCAGGCTGTTGAGGCGCTTCACCCCGGTGGAGGCCGCAAAGTAGAGGCGCCCGGCGCTCTCCGCCGCCTTCAGTCGGTAGGAGCTCGCGCTGGTCGCGCTGCCCGTGTACGCGGTCCAGGCGGAGCCGGTATCGCGCGCCACTGCACCCCCGGCTGCCCGGGCGAGAATTCCCCCGCCGTAGAAGTACAGGTTGGTGAACAGGTCCCCAGCGAGGCCCGCGGCGTAGACGTAGCTCGTGGCTACCTTCTGGCCTCGCCTGCTCTCGATGGTGTCCAGGCTGCGGATGACGCAGTTGTCCGCCTTGGCCAGCGCGCCCTCGGGGACGCTGTCCAGGTTGTTCGCGGTCGTGTGCAGGCCTGCGGCCTTGCGGATGGAGAGGACGCTCATCGCTTCCACCCCACCGCGTGGAAGTTGTGGGCGTACCGGGGCTGGGCCTCGGTCCTGTTCTCGAAGAGGGAGCGAAACTTCAGCTCCATCTTCTCCAGCGTCAGCTCTGCCTTGGCGCTCTCTCTTGGGCTGATGGCATCGAGCACCACGAAGGCGACCCGCTGCGAGAGGAGCGGGTGCATCTCCGCGGGCAGCTGCACCACCGGGGACTGCCCGGCCAGGGCGACGAAGTCCCCCACCGCGAGCGAGCTCGGGAGCGTCGCGGTGAAGGTGAGGACGTTGCTGGCCACCGTGGCCGCGAGGTCGACACCCAGGGAGCGAAAGCCGGGCGTCCCTTTGATGAGGTCGTAGGTCTCCGAGCTCGTGAAGGTGGCGGGGACGGTGGCGCTCGACTGGTCCGCCAGCCGGCACGTCACCGCGCGGGTGCCGGTGTCGATCGCCGTCACCTCCGCCGCCGCGGTGCCCACCACCGGGAGGTTGGGCCGGTTGAGGTAGACGAAACGCAGGGAGCCGCTCACGCCCGCCGCAGGGGCAGGCACCAGCACCACCGCGTCATCCTCGAGGTAGTAGCAGACGACTCCGCCAGAGAGCTCGGAGGTGCGGCGGTTGGCCCGCTCCGGCTCCACCCGGGCCAGCGGGGTGAAGACGCCGGAGCCGTCCGCGTCGAGGCAGACCATCTTGAGCGCCTCCGCGGCGCAGCGGGCGGGGAGCGGGTATTCCGACTGGCTCGCCACCAGCGCTTGGTCGTGGCGGACGTGGAGGAACTCCTCATGCACCTCGCGCAGGAGCGGGAGGATGTAGCCGCGGGTTTCCTCGTCCAGGAGCTGGTAGAGGTCCGCCGCGGCGAACGTCTCGTCCGCGGTGGGAATCAACCCCCGCCGCTTCACCGAGTCGAGGAGCGTCTGCGCGAGCCAGCGGTTGGCCACGGCTCACCCCTCTTCGCCGAAGAGCGAGGCGATCAGTTCCGGGGACAGCTCCAGCTCCTCCTCGCCCTCCTCCGGCATCGCGTCGGCCTTGAGCATGTCCGCGCCCTCGGCTCCGGGCACCTGCTCCGCCTCGGGGGCAGGGCCAGGCTCCTCCTGCATCTCCTCGCCCGGAGCGCCCGGGGGCTTGGGCATGTAGAGCTCGCGCATCTCCTTCGCGTTGGCCTGGGAGGCGTACTTGTCCATGCCCGAGTAGACCGAGCGCAGCGCCGCGAGGACTTCAGGGGGGATGTCCTGCATTACGACCTCCGTAGGGTTCGGATTTCCTCCTCGAGGGCGCGCACCCGCGCCTCGAGGGTCTGCGTGTGCGTCCGCACCATCCCGAGCTGGTCGGCCTGCTCCAGGTCCACCTTGCGCAGGTCCGCCAGCGCCGTGTTTCCCTGCGTCAGTCGCAGCTCCGTCTGGTGGGTGAAGGCGGAGAACTTCCCGCTGCGCCAGGCGAGGATGAGGCCCGGCACGAGCGCCGCGACGAAGGCGCCCGCGAGCGTCCCCACGAAGGCCGCTGCCTCTGGGGACGCCCAGCTCACGTGAGGGCCCAGACGCGCGTGGTGGCCGCCCCCACGATGGCAAGGAAGGGCCGGTCTGCCGTCATCCGAATGATGAACTTCTCGTCCGTCACGAGCTTCACCCCGTTGGCGGTGGTGGCCGTCCCGGTGACGCTCGACACCGGGTAGATGTGCACCGCGGCGCTGGGCTGGATCAGAATCAGCGCCCCGGGCGGGATGGTGAAGGGGACCGCGGTGTCCCCGTTGTTGATGGTGGTGGTACTGACGATGGCCCCCAGCAACGTCGGGGTGCCGGAGAGCGCCTGAGCGAAGCCGCCCTGACTGAGGAGCCTGGCTTCCATCAGTAGTTCACCGCGGTCTCGGTGCCGCCCGCGAGCCGCGAGACGGAGCCGGTGATGGCGAGCGTGGCGCCGCTCGAAGCGATGGTGATGGCGTTGCCGAGGAGCCCCTTCTTCTTCGCCGAGATGGTCACCACCCCCGCGACGTTGCTCCCCACCACGTGGCCGCTCACCAGCGAGGTGGCAGAGGCCGCGAGCGCAGCCACGAGACACGCGGCGGTCTGCGTGTTGGTGCCGGTGAAGTCGAATTGATTGCTGGCCACCGTCGCGCCGCTGGCCAGCGTCGCGGCGGAGACCGCGAGCTGCGCGTCGGAGCTGGCCAGCGTGATGGCGTCTCCGCCCGCGCCAGCGGTGACAGCGCGGACGGTCACCACGTTGGTGGCAACCTTGGCCGTCACCAGCAGGGACATCGTCGGATGCGCGTTGATGGCCGCCCCAAGCGAGGTCGCCACCTGCGCGTCGGTGCCGCTCATGTCGAACTCAGCCCCTGCCGCGGCGAGGGCCGTGCCTCCGGTGAGCGTCGCGGCAGAGACCGCGAGGTCCGTCGCGTCCGTCGTCGCCAGGGTCAGCGCGTTGCCTGCGGTGCCCTGGTAGGCCTCCGTCGCGCGCACGGTGACCACGCCAGCCGCAGAGCTCGCAGTCACCTTTGCCGCGGTGACCACGTGGGCGTTGATTTGGGCCGCCAGGCTGGTGGCCGCCTCGGTGTTGCCGGTGTCGACGCTGTAGGTCGCCTCACCCAGCACCACCGCGCCTGAGGTGCCCACGAACGTCACCCCGTCGATGGTGACGTTGTCGGCCGCGTCCGCCGAGGAGCAGGTGATGGTGCCCTTGGCGCGGTGCTGTCTCGCGGTGAGGACGATGCCGCCGATGGTGACCGTGTCCGCCGCGTCGATGCCCGAGGCGGTGCAGGTCACCGTCCCGGTGGAGTTGTGCTGCGTCGCGGTGAGCGCCTGCCCGTTGATGGTGACGGTGTTTCCCGTCACGACGGTGGCGCAGGTGACGACGGCCGACGCAGCGGCGGTGCCGTAGCGGACGGTGGCCCCACCTCCGCGGCGCATCCCGCCGATGACAGACATCAGGTGCCGGGCGAAGGCCCGCAGCCGCTTGGCCTTGTCGGCGAAGTTGTTGGGGTAGGCAGCGTTGAGGGGGTCCTCACCTTCAAGGGTTTCGATGGTCAGCGTGGTTGCGGGCATTGCTCACTCACTCTCGATTGAGGGGAACGACAGACAGCGGAGGGGAGAGGCGGACTCGAAAAACGAGAGGACTCGCGAGACGAAAGGGGATGCGCCGCGCGAGCCTCCCGAAGGCAAGGGAGCGGAAAGGGCAAACGTCCCCCCGCTCCCGCGCCGCTGCTAGTCGGTGAGGCCGGTGCCCACCATCGACCAGTTGGGCCGCTTGCAGATGACGGCCTGGTCTGAATAGACGCCGAACTCGCAGGTGTTCTTGTCCTGGACGTACCGGAAGAACTCGCCCTTGTTCAGACCGGGGAGCTTGTCGGTGATGTCCGAGGAGCCCACGCGCTCGCACTCTTCGACGGGCAGGATGAGGAACTCGCCGTCCTTCATCATCGGGTTGTTGATGATTTCGATGTCCCCGACGTCCGCGCTCTGAATGGTGATGCCCTTGACGCCGATTTTCTGCATCGGCGACGCGTCGGTCACCATCCGGAGGGACGCCACCTCCATCGCCACCGTGCTGTAGCGCTTGTTGGAGAGCCAGACCTGGAGCCGGCCCTCCGCACCACGGTCGCGCAGACGCGACACCGCGTCCTCAATCATCCCGTGCGAGATGGGCCCGGTGGCCGTGTACGTGTTCGCGCCCCAGTTGATGTACGTGGTGGCGCTGAGGCCGAGGCTGGTGCCGGTGGTGTTGCTGCACTGGGTGAGCAGGCCCGGCGCATCGGTGTGCGTGGTGCCGTCGTAGGCCCCTTGCGGGTAGAGGACGTCGCCCGCGGCCACTTCGGACGAGAAGGTCCCCGAGTGGTCGAACTTCAGGGTGCGGGTGGAACTGGTGATGGCCTGCAGCACCAGGACGCCCGTGGCGTTGTTTTTGGTTGTCGACGTGAAGGCATCCCAGGTTGAGCCCTGTCCGCACGCCCACCAAAGGCCGTTGCTCCAGGTGGCCGCAGTGATGACCACGTTCACTTGCGAGCTGCCCGCGTCCGCGACCGACTCGATGGTCCCATAGCCGCGCTGACCATGAAGCAGCGTGGCCTCGAGGCGGTTCGATGAGCTGCCGATCATCGCCCCCTGGACCGTCTGCACCAGGGAGCCGAACGCGCCCTCCCCGTCCTCCACCGCCTGGGAGATGGCCTTCCAGGTGATTTCCTCGCGCAGGTCGAGCTCGTAGCCGGTGGCCGAGGCCTGCTTGATGACCATGTTCCGCGCCGCGTTCAACGTCGCCGCCGCGCCCGAGCTGCCGGCGTAGGTGAAGCCGTTCGGCATCTTCACCGCGACAGGAATTTGGTACGACTCGCCGAGCCGCTTGCGCTTGTTGAAGGGGATGGCGCGCTGACCCACTGCGCTCCGGGGGCGAACGTCCACCACCTCCGGGTCATAGAGGCGCTTGTACATGCCCTGTGCTTCCGAAACCGTCACCTCAGCCATGTCTCACTCCGGTGGCCGGCGGAGCTCGCGCCCAAGAAAGCCCGCGGCCCGGGGCACGCGAGAGGGCGAGCGCATCCACGCGGGCCGTGAAGGGTTGGGCCCGGGAGAAGTCGTTGGGGTCGCCTGGGGGTCGCGTGAGCCCGGGTAGCGTGATGCGCCCGCGTGTGGCCGGTCGACGTCCGAAGCGTCGAGGGACTTGAGAGGGTAGCGCGGTGCGCCCACTGAAGGCCTTCGCCTCCTCACCTCGAGGCCGGGTAGCGCAGTGCGCCCGTTGCCCTTCGGTGAGAAGTAGCGAGGAGGGAGGCTAGCAGGGAAAGGCGGCGGGTTCTACAGGCCCAACGGATGAGGAAGGCCCACACTCTTCAGGGACACCTGCCGCTGGTCCCCTCCGGCCGTCAGCGCCGAAGCTTGGCCCGCAGCTCCGAGTCGGTGAGGTAGCGCTTGGCCTCCTCTTTCGGTGTCGGAGGGCCGCGGGGAACCTCCTTCACCGGGGAGGGGGTGATGCCCTGGCTCGCTTTGCGCTCCTCCATCTCGAGGCGGAGGATTTCTCGGATGCGCTCCTTACCCAGGCGCTCCCGCAGGGACTTGGCGTCGAGCGCATCGAGGTAGGAGTCATGCCCGGACTGGAGCCGCCGCTTCGTCTCCGCCACCACCTGGCGCGGTTCTAGCGGGATGCCGAGGTCAAGGAACTCCATCCCCACCTTGGCCATCTCGGCGAGGGTGGTCCGCGTCTTGGGGATGCTGAGCTCCGCCATCGCGGACTCGAACTGCGGGGCGACGTGCTCCCAGAGGCGGGCGCTGCGCTCCTGCTCCAGCTGGCTCTTCTGCTTCTCCTCGTGCTGCTTCTGGAGGGCCTCCAGCTTGGCCAGCTTCTCCTCCGCCTCGAAGGCCCGCCGCTCCTCCGGACTCATCAGCTCCCGCTTGGCGTGCTCGCCGAGGACGGACTTGGCGAAGTCCACCGGGTCCATCCCCTTGGCCTCGAAGATGGCGCGAGGGTCGGTGGAGAAGCGCTCCTCGAGGGAGACAATCTCCCGTTCCCGCGCCTTGAGCGCCTTGAGCTGCTGGTCCAGCTTGGCCCGCATCCCGCGGCCCATCTGGACCTCCCGCCAGAGCTCCTCCTCGGAGAGGTCCGCCTCCTCCTCCCGCCCGAGGACGTTCAGCTTGCGCTTGAAGCGCCGCTCCTGCTCTGCGGGCGTCCCCTCCCCCGGCGGTGGCTCACCCGGCACACCCGGCACGGGAGGCGCCTTGCCGGCGGTGGAGACGAACTTGCCATCTGGCCCGCGCACGGTCGCGCCATTGCCAGGTGTCGCGCTGGTGCCGTGTGGCGATGGCGCGCTTGCGCCATTTTGCGATGGCGCGATGCCGTTGGTTGGTGACTGCGCGCCCGCGCCGTTCGAAGCTTCCGCCATGTTGCGCTCCCCTTATTCGGTGATTGCGAGATGTGCGCGTGTTGCCATCGCGCTATGTCAGCTGCGTGCCGTCGACCGCGCAGACCGCGGCGGTGGTGGTGGTGCCGCAGGTGGGGCAGACGCAGGCGCCTCGAGGAGCGGAGCGAGCGGGCCGGGGCGGCGGGGTGGGGTCGTCCGGGGCGACGTGTCGGGAGGCGACTTCAGGCTCCGCGCCCGTGGCCCAGGCCTTGAGCTCCTCCGGCATGTCCGGCGGGAGGCTGGGTTCATCCTCGACTTCTGGCTCACCGCGCTTGGCTGGTGCCGGTGGGCGTCTGCGTGTCGTCATCCGTTCCCCCTGTCACTGGACCGCGAGAGGTGCTGCGCCGATGCCTCCGCCGGCCGGGTCAAAGGGACTGCCTCCAGCCACTGGGTTGGGAGGCTGCGTCGCGCCCGCCGCCGCGAAAGGGGAGCCCGCCAGAGCTGGAGCCGCACCGTCTACCGGGGCTCCGCCCTCTGGCGCTGGCATCTGCGCGGGTGAGCCGGCGAGCGGGTCCAGCGGGCCCGCCATCGCGGGGGGCACCTGTCCGAGCATGATGCGCAGGCGCACCGGGTATTGGGGGTCCTCCTGCACCGTCATCGGGATGGGCTGGCCCGTCATCGGGTCGAGCTCCGGCATCCCGGTCATCGGGTTGATGCGATGGGTGGGGAGGCCCCAGTACTCCCGGTAGTGCGCGTCGAGATGGGCGTGCGTCACCTGGAGCACCTGAGCGTCTCCGCGGGCCTCGGAATCGTTGAGCACGTCGCCCGCGTGCTCCTTGAAGTGCATCAGGTGATCATCGCAGGCGTGGACCTGGGGCTCCTTGCCGTCCTTGAGGTCCTCGTTCTCCGCCTGGAGGATGAGCAGCCGGTTTCGCAGCGACTGCACCGCCGGCTCCATTCGCCCCGTCTCCAGCACCTGCTGGCACTGCTCCGGGGTGGTGAGCCAGCCCCTGTCCGCGTAGAGCGTGGCGAGCTGGAAGCGCCCGGGGGCTGTCTGCTCCAGGGCGTTGCCGATGTCGACGGGACAGGCCTCGATGGGGGCGAGCTCGCTGCCCACGTAGCGCATCGCGGTGAGGATGGACTTGTTCTGCTTGCCCACCACGGGCACCAGCCGCGGCTCGGTGACGTTCGCCGAGTACACCCCGAGGATGTTGGTCCCCAGCGTGGAGAGCGCCTCGAGGAGCATGTTCTGGGAGGGCGAGTTGGCCTGCACGGCCATCGAACTGAGCAAGGCGAACGCTTGCGCGTTCATCTGCGCCGTGTTCGGTGACCCCATGAACGTCTCATTCAGCCCCACCAGCTGGAGCATCTGGCCCTCTTTGCGGTCCAGGTACTCCAGCGCCTGGGGCGGGAGGGTGGCGACCATCAGCGGGGAGGGCGGCTTGCCACCGCGAGGGAAGTAGAAGGCCTTGGCCCCGTAGGCGCTGTCCACCGAGGACTTGGTGCCTTGCTCGATGGCAATGGACTGGGTGCCGTAGTTGAGCAGGTTGGTGGCCACCGCCGACTCCACCCCGTCAATTGCCTCCTGCGAGGCGAGCACGTCCCACCAGCTCGAATAGGCGTGAGGCGTGTCGAATTGCTCGTCGATGGCGAAGCGGGTGAGCGGGATGCCGGAGGGGTAGACCGGCTTGAGGCGCCTGTCTCGGAGCACCACGTCCGCGTTGACGAAGAGCGTCTCCCGCCCCTCGGGCAGCGCAGGCGAGGGGCGGTGGAAGAAGTAGTTCACCGGGATGAGGTCGCCGCTCGCGGGGAAGTGAAGCGCCCCAGAGAGGCTTCGCACCCGGGCGTCATCGGTGGCCGCCACAATCTTCTCCGCGCAGGGCTGGCCGAGGATGTCCTGGCCATACATCGCGGCGAGGTCCCACTTGTTCCGCCACACCCGGGCGTAGAGAAAGGGGGACTCGTCGAAGCACTTCGCGTCAGGCTCGCGCGTCACGTCCCAGGGCGGGAGGACGCGGTAGGTGATGTCGCCCTCGCGCAACGTCTGCCCGGTCTCCTCGTCGATGCCGATTTCGGGCCCCTCAGAGACGTCCCACTCCGAGAAAATGAAGGCCTCGCTTGTCACGATGCCGACCTCCACCCAGCGGGCGATCAACAAGGCGAGCTTCCGGCGCTTCATCTGGTGCTCAAGGATGGCGTCGGCGAGGAGCCGCGCCTTGCGCCCGCCGACGCTCCCGTTGGGCGCCTGGGGCCGCCAGCTGAAGCGGGGCCCGAGGAGGAGGGAGAGGAGGGACTTGCCCGCGCGCCGCGCGTGGTTCACCCGGATGGTGGCGAGCTCGCCCTGGTCGCCACCGCGCGCCACCTCGCTGGTGCTGCCCTGCCCGAGGTCCCAGCCGTAATAGTGGTTGTAGGCGAGGGCGAACTGGTCCTTTCGGGCGCTCGCCGTCTCGTCGCGCTTTCGAATCTCCTCGAGGCGGGCAACGAGGGACTGCCCGATGTCTTCCGGCCTGGCGCAGGCGAAGTAATACGGCTCAGAGCGGGACAATGCGGCTCCAGAGACGGCACCTTCGAGAATGCGCCAGAGTCTACCGCCTTCGGGTCAACCGTCGAGCGAGGCGGCTCCCGCCGACCATGGCGGAGATGATGTCGGATGGCCGCACCTCATCCTCGAGGGGCGCCTGAGGTCGAGCTCGCGGGGTGGCGTCGTGGCCCCAGGCGTCCACCCGCTTGGGGTAGGGGTTCCGCTGGGGGTCGACGTTGCGGAGCAGGTAACTGGCAGTGTCCACCCCGTCCCCGTGCTCCTCGTGCTTGCGCGCGAAGTCCTTGCGGCGGTGGTCCTTCCACATCGTGGTGCGCAGGTGCCTGTCCAGGTGCTTGCAGCGCGGGTGCACCTCGAAGGTCCCCTCGCGGATGGCCACCCGGAGGAGGTTCACGTGGTGGCGCTTGTCGCTCTTGTCGGTGGGGACGAAGAGGATGCCGTGGAGCTGGTAGAGGTCCCTGATGAGCTGGGTGTCGTGGTCGGCGAAGCGAGCGAGGGGCTGGTGCGGCGCGGACTGGTTGATGGCCTCGCTCATCTCGTCGGGCAGATTGGCGAGGAGCCTGTCGTAGCCCTCGAAGGCGCCGCGCACCGTCCCCTCCCAGCGGTCCACGCCCCAGCACCGCCGCTCCGCCGCCTTCAGCGCCGCGGCGAGCTCGGCGGTGGTCTCCCCGCCGTGAAGGAAGACCTCCTCTTCCACGTAGGTGACTGCCCGCTTGAAATCGAAGTAGCCGAGGAGCGCGAAGTGGGGGTCTGCACCGCCGAAATCGAGGCTGACGAGCCCGTCGAAGTATTCGGGCCGCTTCCGCTCGACCAGGAGCTGGGCGCGCTGGTGCTCCCACTCCGGCACGGCCACCAGCATTTTGTTGACGACTCGCTCCGCCATGTACTCGCGGCGGAAGTCGTCGGTGAGCTGGTATTCGGCGGGGGCCATCCCCTCGTCCGCCGCGTCCTCCGCGATGAAGACAGCAATCTGCTCCTCGGTGAGCAGCGGGTTGTCGTGGATGGTGGCGCGCTCGTAGTTGCCGCGGGACTCCGCCCGCTCCGCCAGCGCGGTGAAGTCGTGGTCCGGCTCTTCCGCTGGGGTCGACGCGATGAGTGTCCGCCCCCCGGTGTGCAGCGTCTGCGGGCGGAGCACGCTCTTGAGCACGTAGCGACAGAGCGGAATGAAGCCGGCTTCGTCCAAAATGGCGAGGTCCGCCCCCGTGCCGCGCCCCCTATCCGCCTTGTGTTTGTCATCGCAACCGAAGAGCCGGATGACGCTCCCATTGGGGAAGCGCCACTCCCCGCTGGCGGTGTTGAAGCTGCCCCCGAGGCCGTCCGGCGCATCGCGGGTGATGGCCTCCAGCGTGGGGAGGATGAACGCACTGAGGTGCTTGAGGGTCGGCGCGCCGTAGACCACCACCGCTCCGGGCTTGCGCAGACAGACCATCACCGAGACGCAGCACAGGAGCCAGGTCTTCCCCCAGCGGCGCGCGATTTCGAGCACCAGGCGGGAGAAGCTGGTGGCGCTCCAGCGCTGGAGGATGCCCCGCTGTCCGTCGTGGAGCTTGTAGACCAGGTCGCCGCGGCGCCAGGCTTCGGCGACGAGCTCGGGGCGGAGGGCCTGGCGCTCCTGCTCCGAGATGAGCGCCCGGAGCTCGCGGAGCTCCTTACTCCTCAGCTTCGCTGGAAGCGTCACCTCGGGGCTCCTCGGTCGCGTCGAGTAGCTTCAGCAAGGCCGCGCTGGTCATCTCCTTCAGCCGGGGCCCGTCCTCGCCGTGGTGGGTCGCCTCGAGGGCCACCACGTCCGGAGTCTTCCCGATGGCTCTGTCGGCGAGCCACTTCGCCGCGTCGAGCCTGTCCCGCATCGCGGGGATGTGGTGGATGCTCATCTCCTCGCCCTCGCCGATGACTGGGCGCCCGCGCATGGTGGCGAGCATGAACTCCGCCACCTCCGTCAGGTCGCTGGTCTTCTCGCGGATGTACGCGGCGAGGCCCTTCGGCCGTCCGCCAGGGTTGGCCGTCCCTCCCTTGAGGAGCCGGCCCTTGGCGTCGCGCTTGGGCTTGGGCCTTGATTCCGGCTTCTTCTGAAGCGCCATGCGCCCTCGATTCTAGCGAAATGACGCGAGTGCGACATCGCGCTACTTCAACGAGCCTGAGAGCAGCCGTCCCCGTGCGGCAATCAGTTCACCCCGGGTGACCGCGGAGCAGGGTGGGCAGAGGTCAAACCACACATCCCGCGTCCTGCACGAGCCGTTAGGTGGCGCCTCCTCGAGGGTCCACCAGCCCTTGGGTTGCTCCTCCTCCGGGCCCGCCTCCCCGCAGCGATCGCACTCCACCCACCACACGGTGGAGGCGACCACCTTGGTCTCCTCTCGCTTCTCGGTGCGCCTCATTTGCCACCCGTCATCTTGGGCGCGAGCCAGAGCACCGCGCCGCGCTCCCCACGTCGAGCGGTGCTGTGTCGCTTGAGCCACTGCCACGCAGCCGGGGTGCCCGCCTTGTACCACCAGCCCTGCGGGGTGAGCTCCACCAGCTCCGCCTCGGGGTGGACGCCCTGCACGAGCTCCACCTTGGTGCCCCCCTTGGCGCCGTTGGCGCGCACCGCGGCGCGCTTGGCGGGGGACGTCACCTTGCCCCCCTTGCGGCCCAGCGCCACCGCGTGGGGGTTCTTACGCTTGCTCGTCATCGTCATGCTCCGGCTCCAGGTCGAACTGCTCACCGCAGGCGAGGCACAACAGCGTGGGCTCGCGGGTGTCTCCGTTGTCCTCCTTCTCCTCGGTGGAGCCGCAGGCGGGGCACTCCATCCCGCCCTTGGCCCCAGCCGCGAGGACGCGGCTCCGCTTCCAGTTGTGCGTGGCGTCTGACCAGCGGCTCACTGAACCACCTCGAGGGTGCCGTTGCGGTCGGTGAGGCGGACGCGCTCGAAGCCGGCGGGGATGCCGAACCCTCGGCCAGCGTGGGCCAGAAACATCAGGTCGGTGTGCTTCCCGTCGCGCATGCACCGCATGGTCCCATAGGTCGCGCCCCGCTTGCCGGTGAGGAAGTACACCGCCAGGGTGGTGCCGTCCGCCAGGGGCGCGCTCTGCTCCACCGCGACCGTGAAGTCCCGACCGCCGATCCGAATCGTCTGCATTGCGTTGGTTGCGTCCATGGGCCTACTTATCCACCAAACCGCTTAGGCTTGTCAACTTGCCCTGTGTCACAATCGCAACATGGCGAAATCGCGCCTTGTGGCAGTCGCGCGGTTGCGGTATGGCGCAATGGGTCGATGGCTACGGTGGCGCTCATCTCGCAGAAGGGGGGGACAGGTAAGTCCACCTTGGCGCTTGCTTTGGCGTGGGAGGCAGCCTCGAGGGGCGGTGAGGTGCTCGCGGTCGACGCGGATGCACAAGGGACGCTCCTTGAGGCGCTGGGGATGGCCGCGGAGCGAGGCCTGTGCCCGCCGACCGTGACAGCGATGGGGCGAGGGATGCACTCCAAGGAGCAGCTCCCGCGACTGGCCCGGCGCTTCCGGCACGTGTTCATCGACACCCCGGGCCGCTCGGATGATGTCCAGGTGTCCGCGCTGCTGACGGCGGATGTGGCCATCATCCCCTGCGGACAGTTTGCCGGGGACGTGTGGGCGCTGCGCGCGGCGGTGGAGACGCTGAAGCGGGCGCAGACGCTGAGGCCCAAGCTTCGCGGCGCGCTGGTGATGTCGCGGGTGATGCCGCGGACGACGCTGGGCCAGGCCTTGCGCGGATGTCTGGGGGACGTGGGGTTGCCCGTCCTTCGGACGGTGGTGACCCACCGGACGGCGTGGGGTGAGAGCATCGGGGCGGGCGTCGGTGTGGCCCAGTACGCTCCGCGCGACAGGGCGGCGGAGGAAGCCCGCGCGCTGGCCTCTGAGGTTTTCTCGTTGGTGGGGAGGTCGACAAGATGAGCGCCAAGCCAAAGCCGCTGCCCACGTTCACGCAGAAGCGCACGGTGAAGGAGAAGCCCCCGCCGCTGGCGGTGGCCCCCGAGCCACGCTTGCGCAAGGTGCCCTCGAAGTCCCGGCCCGGGTACGTGCGGCTTGCTGGTGGTGGGGAGCGGGGGCGAATCGCCATCTACTGCGAGCCCGCCTTGCGGCGGGAGCTGCTCCAGATGGCCGCGGCGCGGGAGGTTCGCATCGGCGAGCTCGCGGCGGAGCTCCTCTCGGAGGCGGTGGTGCGGGCGAGGCGGGCATGAGCCGCACCACCGAGAAGAAGACCACCGAGGTGCACGTGTCGAAGTGCGACGTGTGCGGGGCGATCGAGCCCTCCCCGCTGGACGCTGCGCTTCAGCGCGTGCCCAACGGGTGGATGGCCATCACCGGGGCCCAGCTCGGCACCTCGAAGGACGTCTGCGGCGAGTGCATCCTCCGCTTCGTCCGCGCTGGGCTGGGGCTCTAGCCCGCCGCCGCCTCGCGGGTCTTCTGCTCTGCCTGGTGGGCCGCCTTGCTGAGGGCCCGGCGGGCCTTCTCGCAAGCCGGGCAGTGCGGCACGCGCTCTCCGGTGCCCGGGGTGACCCTCGAGAAGAGCCAGCCCTCGCGCTTGGCCTGGTGCCAGTTCACCTCGCGACCGCAGTGGGAGCAGATCATGGCTCCCTCGGCGGCCAGCGCCACGAGCCAGGCTTCCCGTCCGCGTCGTAGGAGACGCGGTTGAAGAAGATGCCGGAGGGGTTGAGGACGCAGACGCCCACCTCTGTCTCGCTGTGCACCTCGGTGATGATTGCCGCGCGGGGCACACCGGGGAACTCGCCCCCCGGTGTGCCGTAGGCCTGGTAGTGCACCACTCTCCCAACGGTTGGCTTGGTCATGGCCCGAATTTGATGGCAGGAACCCGGCCCTTGTCGACAGGCGCGGTGCGGTTGTCGACACGCTCCAGGTGGTCCTGGAGCTCGGAGACCTGGGCCTCCGTGCGGGTGAGGGCCTGCTCCAGCCGCGCAGAGAGCTCGTGGGCCTTCTTCGCGAGCTCGCGGGCCTGCTCCGCGTACTCCTTCGCCTCGAGGGAGTGTTGGGTCATCAGCTTGAGCCTCGCGTTGAGCATCCCCTGGAAGACGTGCTCCATTCGGCGGAGGAACCACAGCGCCAGGCCGAACATCGCCACGCAGGCCACCGGCCAGGCGAGGACGCGGATGAGGTCAATCACGCCGCGCCCCCGCCGCCCTGCCCGTGAGGCCTTGGCGGGGGCATGAAGACGCCCCGCCGGCTGGCGAGGATGAGCTGCTCATAGGCGTGGTGTTTGGGCAGGCGCGAGCGGGTGGTGACGCGCACCCGCGGGTCATCGAGCGGGAGGTCGACCTCCACCACGTGGTAGCCCCCGGTGTCGAGCCTGGCCACCCCCCAGAACTTCACCACCTGCGCGGGCGTGGGTTTCGGCTCCGGCTTCCCCTCGACTGCCATCAGACGCGGTTTGTCCGGAGGGAATGCGACGGGAGGCTTTTTGCTCATGGCGCTACTCCTTTGTTGGCCTGTAGACCGCTGGCGTCGCGACACGGCGACGCAGCGGCAGCATAGCGTTGGAGGCCGATAGCGGCGCGGCGTCACTGGCGAATAACTGAGCCTGGCCTGAAAGCGCGTTCCGGGGTGGCGGGAGGGCGGCTCTCCGAGTCTGGCTTTCGAGGCTGCGCTCCGAGATACGGCACATCGAGCACTCGCGGTTGCGGCCAGTCTTCTTGTTTGCTCGGTTCCTATTGAATGCCTCGAGCGGCTTCACGCCCCCGCACATCGAACACACTTGAGAGTCGACGTCCGAGTCCTGGCCTATGCCGACGACGATCATTGGATTCGTCTTCACAACGCGCCAATCCAACCGCCGAATGGCATACCACCGGTCGTCAACGGGGATGGCCATTTTAACGGCGTCGCAGACGGTGTCGACGGAGTTGACGGCATCGCTTTTGTGGGTGGCTTTCTCGATAAGGATGTCGAGCCAGATTTTGTTGGTCACAACTCTTCGCCCGCCGATAGCTGCTTTTACGGCAATGGCTATCGCATTCCGCATCTGGCTCGACTTGCGCCTCAGGAAGATGTGGCCGCGGTGGTCGAGTTGGTGCACTGCATTCTTAGAAATTGCTTCGCTATACGGAATGCCGACCTCAACCCGCCAGAGCAGCGGAACCACGTCCGCAGGGTTCCACCCGATTCCGCCGGCCACGCCGATACTGGCCGCTCCGGCAGTCGCCCGGACGCGTTCTCTGCGAGCCGTAACCAGCGCCTTGTTGGGCGGCTTGCCGTAGGTCCGCTGCCATTTCGCCTGTCGGGCGCGCTGCTTCTCGATAGAGCATGGCTCGCAGTATTTTTGCACTGGCCCCGTTCGTGGGGCTGCGCACCCGCATTCCACGCAGGTAACCACCGACGCCTGCCGCTCTTCTGGGCGCTTAGGGCGGCTCAAGAGTCCCTCTCCGAACTGGCGCTTTTGAAGACCCCCAGCATCAGGCCAGCCTGCGCCCCGTACCAGCCGAACAACACGCCCATGCAGGCGGTCGCCGTCACTCTCCGGGCCCGGCCTCTGGCCTGGGCGCTCGTCACGGCAGTTCCCGCGTGAGCCACGGGTCGGCGTGCCAGCCTCGCTTGTCGTCTGGCGGTGGCTCGGGCTTCGGCTCGTCTGGCTTGCTCACGCCCTGTCCCCTATCCGGTGGGTCCGACAAATCTGGAGCGCGCAGGAGGCGCAGACGAGCACCCCCGGCGAGACGCCCTGGGGCTTGTCGCAGACGTAGCAGCGCGGGGGCTTCGCGGGCGGGGCGAGCGCCTCCAGCGCCATCGCCTCCAGCGCCCGCTGGGCTTCCGAGGCCAGCGTCTTCGCGCTCACGCGAGCCCCCGCGTGGCGTTCACCCGCATCTCGGTCTTCCGCCGCTCCGACTCCGGGCGGGTGAGGATGAGCGCCTCGCCCGGCGGGACATCGGGGTCACCGCGGAATTCGAGAACCCCCAGGCGGGCGAGCTCGGGGAGGACCACGTCCGGGGCCAGGTGGGCCACGAGCTCGACGCCCGGGTTCACCTCGCGGAGCTTGGCGATCGCCTCCTCGAGGCTCAAGCGTCTCTCCCCGGCTTGAGCTGGTCCTGGTGCCAGTTCCAGAACATCTCCAGGGCCTCCGCCCAGGTCCGCCCTGAGCCGCAGAGCAGGGTGGTCACGTGGACGCCGTCTTTCTCCACCCGCTCGACGTTGAGCCGGATTTGACAGCGCGCGGAGGCCGGGGCGTCCCGAGGCCTGCACGCGAAGGCCGCGGGGTCGAGCTCCTTGGCCTTGGCCGACGCGGCGCGTAGCGCCCCGGAGTCGTCGGAGAAGAACTTGTGGGCGAGGACAGCCTTGGGGTTGCTCATCGGACCACCTCGAGGGCTGGGAGAATTGGGGTGCTGAGCTCGCGTCGGCGCGACGCCACCCAGACAGACATCGCATCGACGGTCTCGACGCTGGCGGGCTTCGCGTCGAAGCAGCGCTTACACAGGCGGTGCCCGTAGGAGTCGAATCGGACCCAGTAGCCAGGGCCGAAGCCGGAGGCAATCTCGTCGCACAGCTCACAGGCCGGGAGCGGTTCCGGGTCTGGTTCCGGCATGAACTCGGGCTCCGCTTCGATGCGCCACGCCGCGGTGCGGAGGAAGTTGTCGACGGACTTGTTGCGCAGGCTTCCTTCCCCGGTCTGCTTCAGGGCCCGCACGTAGGCCGCTACGGCTCGCGGGATGGTGGGGGAGCCCTTCACCAGCGCCCAGAGCTCCGCGAGGTCTGGCGGGCGCCTTCCGGCCTTTGCGCCGCCCGCGGCCGAAAGCGCGGCCCAGAGCCCCTCAATCTCGGCAGAGGGTGCCATGGGGGGACGGACGGACGGACGGACTGAAGGCTCTGGGGCTGGTCCTGAACGGCTCTCCGTCCGTCCGTCCGCCGGATCTCTATATGTTTCCTCTCCTCTACTCTCCCCCGGGGACATTTGGGGGACGTCCCCGGGACGCATGGGGGGACGTCCCTGGGGACGTTCTGAGGATTTCTTCAGTCTTTGCCGGCGCTTCTTTGTTTTGGCCTTCTCGCGGACCACCACGAGGCGACCGTAGCGCTCGACCCATCCGCGCATCTCTGCGCGCGTTTTGGCCACGTGAATAAGCCCAACGGCATGCAGGGCGGCCACCAGTTCGCCGCGCCTTTCGGTGGGCCAGCGGGCGGCCATCTCGACGATCTCCGCCGGGCTCCGGCTCTCGATGACCCCGCTGGGCGCGTGCTTCAGGGTGAAGCCCCAGACCCGGAGCATCTTCCCAGCCAAATAGTCGGGGTCGACGCCCAGCTCCGCGGCCGCGTCGATGACGCGGGGGTCATCCGAGAAATCAACGTCAACCTGGAGCCACAACCCCCCGCTCACTGTTGCCCCCGCGTCACAGTCGAGATGCGGGCTTGGCGGATGTCGGAGGGCGTTGCTAGATGGTGCGTCGAAACGCGGCTCTTCAAAGGTCTTCCCCTTTGAATCGATGCTGCGGGTTGTCGGAGCGGCACCGGTTAGCCCCCGGTGACCGCTCTTTGTTTGCCCACTTAGATCCGGGGTCTGACACGAAGCGTCCGCAACCCTACGCCTGCGGGGAGGCATGAGCGCATCGAAAAACTCTCTCCCCACACGGCACCACCACGCCCCACCTAGCTCCGCGTCTCGGACGGGGCCGGAGAAGCACCACGGGGGCGCGTGGGTGGTTGTCTTTCGTTTGGTCACAGGGACTTACGAGGGAGAACTTGGGGAGAAGTCTACCAGACCGGGCGATTCCTCGGGCCTGATGTCAGTGGCCGATGGTATACGCGCCCACGTACGACCACCCAAGGAGAAGCAGATGGCGGACCCGACGACGCAGAAGACGACCAGCAACGGAGCGCAGCTGGCCACGATGGAGATGGGGGGAGCGATGGCGAAGGCGGGGAAGCCCCCGCTGGGGTTCGAGCCCACCGACCTCGAGGAGGCCTGGCGGATGGCGAAGATGTTCAGCGACGCGGCCATCATCCCCGACGCGCTGAAGAAGAAGCCCAACGATGTGCTCATCGTCATGCTCCTGGGTCGCGAGCTCGGTCTCAGCCCCCTGGCTGCCATCCGGGGCGTCAACGTCATCCAGGGGAAGCCCTACGTCTCGGCCCAGCTGAAAATCGCCCTCGTCCAGGCGCGGCGGGACGTCTGCAAATACTTCCGCTGCACGCACTCCGACAACGAGTCAGCCACCTTCGAGACGGAGCGGGTGGGGACGGAGGGGCCGCAGAAGGCGACATTCACGTTCAAGGACGCGGAGAAGGCGGGGCTGACCGGCAAGTCCACCTGGAGCGCCTACCGGGCGAACATGCTCCGCTGGCGCGCGGCCTCCGCGCTGATTGACTACGTCTACAGCGACATCGTCCTTGCGGTGGGCACCACCGACGAGTGGGAGGAGGTCAAAGAGAAGGACATGGGCCCCATGCGGCGCGCGGAGCGGTCGAACGTGCTCGAGGAGATGGAGGCCTCGCGGGCCCCCGAGCCCCCGAGCGACTTCAACGCGGAGACCGGGGAGGTGGTGGAGGCGAGCCCAGCGCAGCCATCGGCTCCAGCCGAGGAGAAGCCGAAGGCCAGCGGAGGCGACCCCGACAGCGCGGCACAGGCGCTCATTGGCAAGATGTTCGCCGCGGCGAACGCCAACGATGAGAAGGGCGTGAAGGCGCTGGCGAAGGAGGTCGGTGCCTTTCCGCAGGACATCCAGGAGCGCATCTCGAAGGCGTACGCGGACTGCAAGGCCATCATCGCCAACAAGAAGGCTGGGGCGTGAGCGAGGACCGCGACGTTGACCGCGCCACCCTTGCCGCGGAACGGGCCGCCGATGCTTTGGAGGTCATAGCTGACGGACTGGTTGATCAGCTGCGGTGGCGCCGCGCGCTGGTGAGGATTCTCGCCGACGCTTGCACCATCGAGGAGGCAGACGAGATGGTCCGCGATGCCCTCGGGCCGGAAGAGGCGAAGCGATTGCTGGGCGAGCTCGCGCGCGAGCGGGAGGCCGAATGACCGAACGTCCCTGTAAGGCCTGTGGCATCCCCCTCATCTTCGCGAAGGACATGGAGGGGAAGACACAGGTGCTCGACAAGCGGGCCCCGTGCTGGATTCTCCGCGACGACGCGGACGGGAACCCGGTGGCCATCCGCGCCGCGTCCTCCTACGTCTCTCACTTCAGCAGTTGCCCGAAGGCCTCCGAGTTCTCGAAGAAAGGGAAGGAATGAAGCCCGAGGAGATCGACGAGAAGGGCTCACGGATGCTCGCCCAGTTTCGCCAGGCGCTTCAGCGGTGGGCGTCCTCCACCGAGCGGAAGGGCGTTCAGGATGCGCTCTCACGCCTTGCCATCGAGGTGGACGACGCGCTCATCGCGGTGATGCGGGCGAGGGAGGGGCTGTGAGCAGTCGCTGGCGACACGCCCTCTGTGCCGAGTGCTGGGACGCGCGGGAGCCGAACCGTGTGGCGGTGAGGGTCCGCTTGGATGCCGGCTCCGAGGCCGGCCCGCTGGAGGTCTGTTGTGCCTGTCAGCGGGTCACCGTCTCAGGCATCTACATCCGCGCCGAGCCCAGCGAGCTCGGCTGTCAGGGGATTCATCCGCAATGACGCCCAAGGTCGACGTCGAAGAGCTGTGGCGGGAGTTCGTCTCCACCAAAGAGTTGCCGCCCGGCTTCGAGTCCGAGTCGATGCGCCTGTGCCTGAAGATGACCTTCGTGGCAGGTCTTGCGAAGACGTGCCACCTGGTGGGGATGGCGGAGTCCCCGCCGGCAATGCTCCATGCCGTGTACGACGCGATCGGCGCGTGGGCGAACCGCGAGACGAGTAAGGGGTTCGGCGATGCTTGAAATCTCCATGTCTGGTCTGGAGCGGGCGATCGAGTGCACCGCCTCGCTCGTCCTCCAGCAGTCGCCGACCCAGGGCGCGTGGGCCTCCTACGGCCACGTGGTGCATGCCTTCCTCCAGCGCGTCCCGACGATGGGGCGGGAGGCCGCGCTGGCCGCGGCGCCGAAGGAGCACCAGGAGGCGCTCGAATCCATCGACGTGGACGCGATGCAGACCTTGAACGCGGACGGGTTCGCCTACGAGGTTGCCATCGCCCTCGACCTCGACCGGATGACGGCGCGCGAGCTCGGGCGAGGCATCTCCCGCGACGAGGCCTACCGCCTCAAGCGCCCCGGCGAGCTCGTGGGCACGCTCGACGTGCTGGGCACCACGAGCGACGCGGTGATTGTCATCGACTACAAGAGCGGCTTTCGCGACCTGGGGCCGGTGCGGGAAAACTGGCAACTAAGGGGTTACGCCCTCCTGGCCGCGACCCTCTACGGCAAGCGGAAGGCGGTGGTCGGCATCATCCGGCCCGGGGCGCTGGAGCCGTACTTCGACAGCGCGGAGCTCGGCGACATCGACCTGGACGTGGTGGAGGACGCCCTCACCGAGCTCCGCACCCGCTACGGGCACATGGCCAGCCACTCCGAGCCCACCCGGCTCCCGACCCGTCAGGGCCGCTGGTGCACCTTCTGTCCGGCCTTCCCCTTCTGCCCGGCAAAGCGGGCGCTGGTGACCATGGGCTTTCACGCCGCGAGCCCCATGATTGACGAGGAGAGCGCAGCCATGGCCCTCTCCAACCTGGAGCTCCTCGAGGAGGCGACCAGGAAGGTGAGGGCGGCCCTCGAGGAGTACGCGGTGGCCCACCCGGTCCCCCTGCCTAATGGCTGGGTGTACGGGGTGAAGGTCACCGCCCGGAAGTCCATCGACGTCCCGAAGGCCCGGAACATCCTCGAGGCGGAGCTGGGGCCGGAGGTGAGAGCGGCCATCGTCGCGGAGGAGAGGCTCTCCCAGGCGGACCTAAAGCGCCTGGTGATGAAACGGGTGCGGGACATGCCCAAGGGGGAGCGCCCGGCCGTCTCGACGGAGGTGCGGCGGATTCTCGATCGGCTGGAGCAGGCGAGGGCGCTGGAGGTCAAGAAGGTCCAGACGGTCACCCGGCACAAGCCCTCCCCTTGGGCCATCCCCGCGGAGACCGAAGGGGAGGCGGGCGAAGCCGCCCCCGAGTAAACTGGCCGTTGGTATACGGAGGCCACCATGGCAAAGGCGACAGCGTGCAAGTTCAGGGGTTGTGCTCGAGAGGCGAGGGCGCTGGGGCTCTGCGAGCCGCACTACCACCAGCTCCGGCGGGGCTCCTCGCTCAAGTCCCTGAGAGACCCCGGCGAGGTGCTCCCCAGGATGCAGACCCAGCTCATCGCCACCCGGGTGAGGCTCGATGACCTCGCCGAGCTCGGCAAGCAGGCCCGAAAGCAGGGGGTTACCCTCTACCGCTACATCGCCACCCAGCTGCACCTCCTCGCGAGGGGAGAGGCTGCCTGACCGCGTGTTGACGATGGTTAACCGTTGGCCTATGACTCTCCCTGTCGCCCCCAGTGGGGCGTTCAGGAGAAGTCCCCATGCAACCGAATGTTCCGAGTCCCGCTCCCACCGTCTCTGTCTTTGCTCGCAACGTGTACGGACTGACGAAGGTGTATCCGCACTGCCACAACGCCCACCTCTTCGCCCAGCTCGCGGGGAAGAAGACGCTCGACAAGCGCGACCTCCAGCTCATTCACGAGCTGGGCTTCGTAGTGGCCTTCGTCTCCGACCCCGACATGGTGGAGCAGTTTGGAGGTGCGCGATGAGGCGCTTCAGTCGCGGCAACCAGCCGGTGAAGTGCCGCGCCTGCGGCAAGCTCACCAACGACGGCGGGTCAGGCCTGGAGTTGTGCCCCCCGTGCGAGGACTGGTCGCTCTGGGAGAACAGCCACAACGACAACGACCACAAGGCGAAGTCTGAGCCGGACTGCCTCTTGTGTCAGGGCGTGCCTGACCCGTGGAAGAAGGTGGCGCCGTGAGTGCGCTCGAGGGCTTCTACCTGGGTGACGGGGTCTACGCCCGGACCGATGGCTACGGCTCGGTGGTCCTGACCACGGGGGCGCACGAGGGAATCCACGTCACCAACACCATCGTGCTTGAGCCCGAGGTGTTCGAGGCCCTGATGGCCTTCGTCGAGAGGGCGCGAGTCGATCGGGAGGTTCCATGAGCCCCACCGAGCTCGCGGCCAAGGCTGACGCGCTGGTCTGCGCCCTCACGCAGCTGGAGTGCCGATGCGAGCCTCAGCGGACGTGTCACACGTGCTGGGCGCAGCACTACGCGCGGCTGTGCACCGATGCGCTCCTGGCGGGCTCTGACAAAAGGGGAGGGTGAGCTGATGACGCAGACCAAAGAGGAGAGGGTGATCGACAAGTCGACGTGGCCAGCGGGGCCCTGGAAGGACGAGCCGGACAGGGTCGAATTCGAGGCCTACGGGTTCCCGTGTCTCATCACCCGCCAGGTGACCGGCCACCTCTGCGGCTACGTCGGGATGCCGCCGGGCCACCCGTGGCATGGGCAGGGCTACAGCGCCGACGCGCTCGATGGCGTCGAGGTGCACGGAGGACTGACCTACGCCAGCGCGTGCAAGGGCGACGTCTGTCACGTCCCGAAGCCAGGGGAGCCTGACAACGTCTTCTGGCTAGGCTTCGACATGGCCCACTATGGGGACTTCCGCCCGGCCGACAGTGGCCGGTTTCTGCCGGAGGTCCTTCTCGGCCCACGCGAAGGTGGCGTCTACCGCGACATCCCCTACGTCCGCGCGCAGTGCGAGCGCCTGGCGTTGCAGGCCCGAGCTCGTGCGGTGGCCGAGGGGCAGCCTGACTTCCCGCACGGCCGGGGCGACCTGTGAGCGCTCTCCGCTGCGAGTGCGGTGCGGAGGCGGTGGTCATCTTCCAGCCGGACCCCAGCTGCGTCTGGGGCGTCTGTCTCGACTGCGCGGCGACGAGCCACCACGGGGCGACCATGCACCGCCTCGCCCAGGGCCTCTGCGGCGCGGCGCTTGCCGAGGGGATGCTCTGGGAGCGCCTCCGCAGAGTGATGAAGGAGCGCGATGGGCTGGCCGCGGCGCTCAACCAGGTGGCCGTGGAGCAGGATGTCTGCGACCGCCACGACGAAGGCATCCGAATTGAACTCGTGCGGCTACGGGCCCAGTGCGAGAGCCTCACCACGGGGCTGGCGGCAGCCAAGAGCGAGATCGCGCGCAGGGACCAGGTAGTGGCCGACCTCAGCGAGGCGATGGTGCGGCTAGATGAACGCGCCGAGACGTACCGCGAGGAGCGGGACTCGGCTCGGAGCGAGATGGACTACGCCCTCCGCAAGGCGTGGACGGAGTGAGGCTAGATGTGGCCCCAGGTCTTCCCGGTGTTGATATGGGAGATGGCCGCTGGCGTGACCCCGAACCGGAGGGCGATGGTGGCCTGAAGCTCGCCACGGGCCAGCGCCGCCTTGATTTCGGTCGCGTCCGTCGCGGTCAGGCTGGCCCGGCCCCGAGGCTTGCCGCGACCCCGTTGGGTGGCCTGTTTTTGGTTCTCGGCCTGGGTTCCGAGGCTGAGGTGCGCTGGGTTGACGCAGGCGGGCCGATCGCATGCGTGCAGGATGACCAGCCCTCCCGGGCCGTACTTCCTTGGCGGTGGCGGCCGGCCATTCGCCAGCTCCCACGCCACGCGGTGCGCGCGGTTCACCTTCCCGTTGCGGAAGACGTAGCCGTAGCCGGTGACAGGAACGAGGGGCCCTTGCCAAATCAGGCAGTCGCCTTCGGCCTTCGTGTTGCGCCAGAAATCTTCGGGGTTGTCGTAGGATGGCATGGTTAACTGTTCTGCCATGCCGGTCTGACATTCCAGGTCGTTTCCTAGCTCAGTTTACGTAATCAACCTTATCGGACCCAACGGGCGCCGGGCAGGTGAGTGCTCCCGTCCGCATCTTTGACCCCGCCACGTCCGATGATTCGAGTGGGTCGGACACAAGGAATGGTGGTTCAGATGTCGACGGCGAGGGCAAAGACACAACCGGTTGAGGATGGGAGGCAGCTGTCGCTTGGGTTGTCAGTGGACCGGGGCTGTCGACACTCCGGCCCCATGCCGTGCGACTACTGCGCGCCGCTCATCCGCGACCCGAGCGAGCTACGCTCCGGGCGTGAAGCTCACCAGGCGAGAGGCTCTGCTGGGAGCGCTGGGCGCGCTCTTCGTGCGTCGCCCGCAGCTGACCGCGTCCACGGTAGTGAGCGCGGAGACGCTTTGCCCTTTCACGCTTGTTGCCCACCCATTCATGCGGGAGGGCGAGGTGTTCATCCTGAACGGGACAGCCTTCGTGGGGAGGAGTGTCGCGCGGATAGTGGGCCTCAGAAGGTGACGCGGGCGCCCGCCCCGAGCGTGATTCCTCGAGAGGCGGGCCGCCACTCCCCAAAGGCGAAGAGCCCGAGGACGTCGGAAACGCGGGCTCCGGCCTCGGCCCGGAGTGCCACGCCTCGGGTGCTCTCCCAGGTGGCCATTGCGTCGAGATGAACGCGAGCCACAGGGAGCACGGCCGAGAGGCCATCCCTCACTTCGAGGAATGGCCGGTCTGAAAAGACGAGCTGGCCCCGTTCGGAGCTGGGGGCGGGAGGGTTCCAGCGGCCCGCTGGAGGCCCAAGGCCCGCTCCACCAGACCGGACAGGTAGGTCGCCACCGCTCCGTCTCCGGTGAGCCCCAGTGCCCGCTTGAGCGCCTCGAGTCCCTCTGTCCCCAAGCTGTCCTTCACCAGGTCGAGCGCGTGCTTCTTCAGCTCCGTCGCCTCCTCCGGGGTGAGCTTGCCGTCCTCGAGGGCCTTCTGCACCAGCGGGCGCATCGAGATTTCGACGTGTGCCACCACGCTCTGAACCACCTCCGCGACCTGGCCGAGGACCTTGAGGGCCCGGTTGCTCGCGGTGCGCTCGTTCAGCCACCGCACCCCGAAGGCCACCGCGGCCATGAGGAGGGGCGCCAGCAGGCTGTAGAGCCCGACGAGGATGGAGCCGAGGACGTTCGGCGCGTCTGAGACCGGGAGCGGGATGGGGTCCATCACTCACCTCTGAAAGCGAGTCGTCTGAAGCCCCTGAAGTCTCCTCGTTGCTTGTTGTAGGCAGTCAATGACTCAAAGACTTTCACCTTCGCACCGACCCTGAGCGCCTCGGGGATTGTCTTTGTTGTGGAGTCTCCCCCGGAGGCGCCCATCACCAGGCCGTTGGATAGACAGACCATGACGTGGGCCACGTCCTTCGGCCCGGCGCCCCCGTAGAAGGCGAGGTCTCCAGGCTGGAGCTCCGCTTCGCTGTCGAGCTTCCCCAGCGTGTTCCAGGCCACGTCCGTCCACCAGGCGATGAGGCGCACCGAGCCGCCGGCCTCCTTGTAGGCGAGCGCGATGAGGCCCCAGCAGTCGACCCCGTTGGTGTTGCGGCCCCCGTAGATGTACGGCACCCCCATCAGCCGCAGGAGGTGGGCGAGGAAGGCTGCCCGCTCCGGATGAGGCTCCGGCGGGGGCGGAGTCATCGCGGCTTCTGTCCCCACCACCAGGTGGCGCTCTTGCCCGCTTCCGCGGGGCCCTTCGCGAGCTCAGTCAGGAGCGCCCGCCAGGTCTCCTCATCGACGCCCTCGGGGACGCCTGGGCGGTAGACGTCAGGGTCCTGGCGCTGCGTCTCGCGAGCGTAGAGGCCTGCCAGCTTGGAGCCGGTGGCGCCCGTGGCCCCGGTCATGTTCCGCAGGCCCTTGGAGACCAGCGCGTCCCCGCGCCTGCGCTTGAGCTGGTTGGCGATGATCAGCCCAAGGCCGGTGCCCGTGCCCCCTATGGTGCCCGCTCCGGTGCCGGTGCTCATCCCGCCACCGAGCGCGCCCGCACCCAAGATGACATCCGTGAGGCTGACCTGGTTGTTGCCCATCTCCCGGTTCCAACCCTTGCGCGCGAGCTTCGCAGCCTCGGTGCCGGTGCCGTAGTCGGCATTGGCCTTGCGCAGCTGGGCGGCTGCGTCTTCCCCCGCGGTCTTCGCAGCGGCTGCTTTCGAGGGCCAGGGCGCAGGGGGCTTGTTCCAGACCTCCTTGGCTGTCCCCTCTGCCTCGGGGATGTAGCCGTGCCGGCGGAACCAGTCTGAAGCCGCTGGCGTGTTGGCGAGCCACTGCGTGGGCTCCTCTCCCCGCATCACCCCGCCGATGTCGAACGGCACGGAGTCCGGGTGCACGCCCCAGGCGGTGAGCTCATCGGCGGGCGTCCCGTACCCAGGCGCCTTGAGGCGGAGGTCTTCAACCGTGGAAGCGGGCCCCTTCCCTCTCGTGGCCACGCTCCCGAAGACGTCCCCCACCTGGCGCTCGATTTCCTCCTTGAGCGCCCGCACGAGCTCCTTCTCCATCCGTGTTTTGAGCTTGGGGTCCGCCTTGTAATTGATGCCGTCGTAGAGGTCGGACTTCATCCGGTTGGCCGCGGCGAAGCCCCCGCCCTCGGCCACGTTCGTCTCGAAGTTGCGGGCGATGCGCTCCAGCATCGGGGCCACCATCTCCCGCTGCATCGGAGACATCCTGCCAATGGCTGCATCGATGTTGCGCTTGGCCTGGGCCCAGTTGAAGTGCTTCCCGGTCTCCTGGTCGACGAAGGCGAGCACCGACTCGACCTTGTCCCAGCTCTTCTGTTTGAACGCCTTGGAGCGATCGAGAATCTTCTTCTTCGAGTTCTCCCAGTGGGTGGGCAGCGGGATGAGGTCCGCGTCGAGCATCGCCTTGCCCAGCGGCTCCACCTCCTCCTGCCCCAGGTGCTGCATGTTGTGCTGGATGCCACCCGCCGCCTTCACCGCGGCGCGGTTGGCGAGCCCTTGCACCGGCTTCGACTTGGCGATCGCCCGTGCCCCGGCGGCGACTCCCCGAGCTCCGAGGCCCAGCGCCTCCCCCACCGCCGCGGTGCCCGCTGCGTCCCGCGCAATCTCCCCCGCGGTCTTCCCCTCTGAGGCCCCCACGCCTGAGATGGCGTTCTGGGCGACGCGCCCCGCCAGCTTCCCGCCGAGCTTGTTGAGCGGGTTGACCAGGTCCCCGGCCACCTCGGTGACGCCGTAGGTCCAGGGGTTCGCCTCCCGCGCGGCTGCGTTCTCCCCGCGGACGCGGTCGCGCACCTGCTCATAGGACTCCTGGCCCCCGAAGAGGCCCTCCCGCCAGCCCTTCTCCTGGATGTCCCCCGCGAGCTCGTAGGGCTCCTTGTCCAGGCCGGGCACCAGCGAGCCCAGGCCACCCGCCAGCTCGTCGCTGAAGCCAGCGGTGAGGCCCTGGAGGCCTCCGCGCAGGCCAGAGTCGAGCATGGAGGGCGGCTCTGGCTCGGGGAGCTGCGCGTTGAGCTCGGCGAGCTCGTCCTCGTCGCTGGTGCCCGCGTTGAGGGCCGCGAGCTCCGCCTCCTCCTCGGGGGTGAGGCCGCTCACGGGAGCACCCACTTCATCCCGTCAAAGATGGCCGTCTTGCCGGACTTGAGCTTCTTGGTGTCCCCCTTCTTGGGGAGTGGCTCGGCGGGAGCGGGTGCTGCGCCCTGGCCGATGGACTCGATGCGGTCGGGGGTGACTCCGCCCCGCTTCTTGTAGGTCTCCACCACCGAAGGGTCATAGCCAGACTGAATCTGGCGCAGGGTGGCCGCGATTTCGCCCCTGAGGTTGGCGAGGCCGCGTCTGAATTGCTGCGGGCCCGCGTCGGTGCGCAGCCCGAGCTCGTTCAGCTTGCGACCCACCTCTTGCTCGGTGACCGTCTTTCCGGACTGCATCATCAGGAGCGTGGAGACGATGCCGCTGGCCGTCTGCCAGACGTCCTTCCCCTTGTCGGACATGAACCACTGCCCGAAGGCGCCCGCCGCCTGGAGCCGCGCCTCGCCTGGCGTGAGGCCTGCGATGGCCGCCTTGTTCGTCTCGTCGAAGTTCCCCACCAGGCCCACCACCTGCTTGAGCTTCTGCTCCAGCGCGGCCACCTCGGTGGGGGTGGCCTTCATCAGCCGCTCACCCTCCTTCTCGTGCGCCAGGCTGCGCCGCAGCTCCGCAGCATCGCCCTGCGCCGCCGCCCGCGCTTCAGCCGCCGCCGCTCGCTGCGCCGCCGCTTGCTGGGCCTGGAAGGCGTGCTGCGACTCCGCCATCGACTTGCGGAAGTCTCTGTCTGCCTGCGCCGCCTGCCCCCTGTCGGTGGAGATGAGCTTCTGACGCTCCCAGGCCTCGCGCGCCTTGCGCAGCTCCTTCAGCTGCGCGGCGCTCTTGCCCTCCACCAGGTGCTCCATGTCGGGGAACAGCCGGAGCAGCGTCTCCCGGTCACTCTTCGCCTGGGGGTGGCTGGGGTCGTGCTCGCGCGCGTCCGCCTCGCCCTTGGCCGTGGCTGCGCCCCGCTTCGCGTCCATCTCCAGCCCTTCCTTGAGGTACGGGAAGGCGCTGTCCAGCTGCGCGGGGGTGGCCCCGTCAATCTGGGCCGCAAGGTCAGGGAAGTAGCGGCGGTAGAAGGAGCGACGGAGGTCTGCCCCCGGCCCGGTGGGCTCGTTCGCCTCGAGGCCCTCCAGCGCCTTCAGCTTCCCCGCGTCTCGGTCGCGCCCGGAGTCGGTGAGCGCCTGGCGCTGGCGCAGGCCCTCCATCTGCCCTGGGCCGCGGTCAATCTGCTGGTAGGGCCGCCCGGTGAACGCGCTGTAGATGGCGTCGCTGGCGCGGTCGAAGGCGCCCTGCCGGGCGTCCGCCACTTGGGCCGCGGCGAGCTCCATCGGGTTGACGTCCCCGCCCTCCTCGAGGAGGCGCCTGCGCAGCTTGGCGATCTGCTCCGCGATGGGGTTCGGCGCCTTCGCCACCACGGGCGCAGGGTCCGGAGGCGCGGCGAACGGCGGAGCCCCCTCTTCTTCCTCCTCCTCGGGAGAGAGGGGCACGCCTCGGAGCCAGAGACTCATCGCCACAACCCCCGTCGCTTGAGGTCTTCAATCTCCGCCGCGTAGCTGGGTGTGCTGACACCGCCCTGAAAGCTCGGTTGCCGGTAGCTGTAGCCACGAAACATCTCGCTGCCCGCCCGGCCCAGGCCCGCCCCGAGCTCGCGGGTGCGCTGCGCGGCCTGGCTGCTCTGCCCGGAGAGCATCGCGAGCGCATCGGAGATGCCGCGAGTGCGCGATTGCGACAT